ATGGCATCGATCACCCCACACAAAGACGGCTTCCGCGTGCAGGTCTATGTCGGCGGCGTCCGCGATTCGAAGGTGCTACGCACGCGGCGCGAAGCAAACGCCTGGGGCGCGGCGCGCGAGGCCGAGCTGCGACGTCTGCGCGATATGCCGGTCGGCGACCGTCACACGTTGGGCGAGGCGCTGACCGAATACTCGAACCGCGTGTCGACGAAAAAGGGCGGCACGAAGTGGGAACAGAATCGCATCGAGTCGTTCATCCGACAGTTCCCCGAGTACGCCGAGCGGCGGCTTTCGCAGGCCGATACACCGATGTGGGCTGAGTGGCGCGACCGGCGACTGGCGGGCTACGTTGCGCCTGATGGCGCGAAGGTGCGCGGCATCACGAACGGCTCCGTGCTCCGCGAGATCAACCTCTACCGGAACGTCTATACGATCGCGCGAAAGGAATGGAAGTGGATCGACGCGAACCCGTTCACCGATCTCGGCATCCCGCCCGATAACGCAGCGCGCACTAGGCGTGTCGATCCGTGGAAAGAGGTGCGGCCGATCGTGCGCTGGCTCGGGTATCGGACCGGAAAGGAGCCGACGACCATCAATCAGGAGGTCGCGCTTGCGTGGCTCGTCGCGCTGCGCAGCGGCATGCGCGCGAAGGAGCTGCGCGGGCTCGGGAAGGGGACGCTGAACATGAAGACGGGCGTCGCGCGGCTCAAGCATAAAATGCAGTACCTGACGGGGAAGCCGCGCGAGATCCCGCTACCGCGGCCCGCGCTTCGGCTGCTGAAGGCGGTCGCACACCGAGAGCAGTGCTTCACGGTCGACGCCGATTCGTTGAGCACGCTGTTCCGAAAGGCACGGATGGCGTTGTTGATCACGGGGATGACGTTTCACGACTCGCGAGGCGAGGCGCTTACGCGCCTGGCTCGCAAAGTCGATGTGCTGACGCTGTCGCGCATCAGCGGGATCAAGGATCTGAAGCTGTTGCAGGAGCACTACTATCGCGAGACGTCCGAGCAGATCGCCGCGCGGCTTTAAGCGTGCGCCTCGCGCGCCTTGTCGATCTCCTCGATCGGGATCAGGCCGCACCGGTTCAACTTCAGGTCGCCGGCCTTCACCATCTTGCTCACGGTCCATCGGCTGATCCCGAGCATCTCGGCCGCCTGCATCTGCGTGACGTGTGTGGGGCGCGGATGCGTCTCCGCGTAGAGCTGCACCGCGCGGCGGGCGAGGCTGATCACTTCGTTCGTTTCCATCATCGTGTCCTCGTCATCAAGCAGAGTTCGACCCAGCCACGAATCTCACGTTCGTAGCCGGTCAGGGTTGAATTCAGGTTAGGCGGCGTCGCCGGCGCGGCGACAGACGTCTCAAACGGGGTTCGCGCCGGCGCGGGTGCTGACGGCGGCGCCCCTGGTTTGCGGAACCCGAGCGTCTTCGCGAGCGCATGGCTGTGCTCGATCGCGCCGGTACGGATCAGCTCGTCGAGAAACGGTCGGACCGCCTTCGTCGGCACCTTGAACTTCGCCGCGATCACGTAGGCCGGATACGTTCTGCCCGGCGTCATGCGCGCGAATACGTTCTCGACCGACAGCTCCTTGTGCAGACAGGTGCGCCCCATGCTCAGTCTCCTCGCGACTCGGTGAGCACGAGCAGCGCGGCGGCCGCATGCCGTTCCCAGTCCGCGCCGTGCTCGAGCGCGAAGCCGGTGAGCCAGTGGAGCACCGCGGCCTGTTCTGCCTCGGGCGTGTGCTCGACGTCGTGCCCGGCGGCGCGCAGCGCGTGCGCGATCGGTCCGGTTTCCCAGACCATCATGCCGAGCACGCGGCCGAGGGCTGGCGTCAGGGTGGCGGGGTAGGGGCGGCCAATCATGCAGCCGCCCGGATCACGTCGTCAGGCACGTCGAAGATGCCGAGCCGGCCCGTGTAGGGGACGAACGGCAGCGGGCGCGCGTTGTGCAGGTGGAGTCCGTAGCAGCCTTCCATGTGCCACGGCGACGTGCGGCCCGCTGGTGGGACGACGGCCATCAGGTCAGCCATGCCGATGAGGCCGCCGCGCTCCAGCTCCTTCGGGTGCGGCAGGTCGATGTCGTCGCGACCGATCAGGCGCAGGAAGCGGCGCACGTCGACGTACTCGGCGATTGTCATGCCCTTGCTGGCGTGGATCAGGAGCGGCCCGCGATATGACGTGCTCCACGTGCGGTTCTCGATGTGCTTATGGCCGTTGACGAGCAGCCACGCCCACGGCTGGCGAACGGAGAGGGCCTTCACGATGCTTCTCCTGCGCGGGCGGCGTCGATAGCTTCGCGCGGTGTGTTGAAGTACCGATCCTCGCCGGACAGGATGTGATAGTTCTCGTCCTCGTCCTGGTCGAAGACTTGGCACTGACGAATCGAGCCGTCACGTACGGTCCATTGAATCCACGCCTGCTGTTCGATCAGCCAGTCGAGGCGCTCGGTATCCGTCACCTCGGCGCGCGGCTCCGGCTGGAACTCATCCATCAGCGCGGCCCGAAGTGCGGTGCGCGTGTGCTGCGTGGGGTTCTCGTGATATGAATCGACCAGACCGAGGATTCGCTTCGAGCGTGCGATGGCGTCACGCGGCTCCGGCCGCTGGGTGGCGAGGACTTCTCGCTCGATGGCTCGGGCAAAGTCCCGTAGACGCACCTGTCGGTCATATCCGAGATTGAGCAATGCGAGTTCCTCGATGCGCTCGTTTTTCAGAGTCTTATTCATGCTTGGCTCCTTCGAGAAGGGCGCGGATCTGAGCGTCACGATCAGCAATATCGAAACTGTCGATTGCGAGCAGTTTGGCAAGCTCGTGTCCAAATTCGGCAATGAGTCGATCCGTCAACCCCTCCCGAGTGGCGACCTGCGCGGGCGGGGCGGTGTAGAGCCTGTCGCCAATGTTCAGACGGGCTTTCGCCTTGATGGTGTACAGATCCGGCTTTTCGCGCGCCTCGTGGGTTTCAGTGACGATCGCCACCGCCTTTTGCCCCGCTGCCGCTGCATCTGCGGAGCAGTCGGGACAAGGCTGAGAGTCGTAGCCGCCCTCACCGAAACCGGTAACCTGAAATCCTCCGACCTCACCGCGACCGTTGCATGTCTCGCATGCCACCGCTCCCGCCACCTCAGTGCGAGGGGCGCGGGCGATCTGGTCTTCTACGATATGGATTGCGCGGAAGATCGGATTGTTTGCGCTCGACCATTCGCCAACATCGATTACGAACAGTTCGCTGACTTTTCCCGCGAGAACAGTTCCCATGTGCTCGAAACAATCGCGCTCATCGATCAATTGCCCGATCTCTTTTTCGAACGCCGCCCGCTCATCCGCCCCATTGCCCGTGCCTTCGAGCGGGGCGGATGGTGCGGGCTTCGCAGCGGCGAGAGCTTCGTCGCGCTCGTTGATCAGATCGCTGACGATCTCGGTCGGGCACTCGCACCAGCTATAGCCGGGGGCCATCTGCGCGATACGCTGCATCAGCGCGTAGCCGATGTTCGCCATATCGGCGATGCTATGCTGCGCGTCGGGCTCGAAATTCAGGCCAGCCGGCGCTGCTTCGTGATGCTCGATAGGGGATGCGGTGAGAATGGCGCGCAGCATCGCCGCATGCGCCTTCGCATGCTTGTGCCAGTCCGCGCCGAAGTGGTGGCGAAGATTCGCGCCGCTGTCGTGACCGGCGAATATCTCCAGAAGGAAGGCGCTTTTCTTGATCGCCTCGCGCTGCTCGTCCGTCAGCGCATCAGCGCGGCTATTGTCGGTGGTGGTCATCTTGTGTCTCCGTTTTATCGTGAGAGAAGGGTGAATGCTGTTGCAGCCACAATAGGAACTTGTGCGTCTCCAGTGGCTTCGAGTCTGTCCATCCGATGGGGAAGCCCATCAGCCATTCGTGATTCGTCGGGGTAGGCATCCCAAACACGCGGACGTACTCGCGACAGTTGGGCCATTTCTGCATCGACGCGCATGCGTAATTCGCTGTCGTCGTAGGCGTGTGCAAATAGCCAATACCGCTTCCGAATGTGGTCAGCACCCACGTCTCCCGCGGAAAGCGCCATGCACCTAACCGAGTAACCCATCGATTCAAGGTCGTCGGCCGCTCGATCGATCGCGCGTCTCTGGGTGTTCTCGGCGCGTACGATCCCGGGAGCGACATCTGCCACCACCCTGAGCATTTCCGGCCAGAGATCATCCGCAACGTTCCTTCCTCGAGCCGCGCTGGAATAGGCTTGACACGGAAACCCGCCAGAAACGCAGTCAACAACGCCTCGCCATGGGCGTCCGTCGAAGGTACGAACATCGTTCCAAATGGGGAACGGTGGAAGATGCCCTTCATTTTGTCGCTGCATGAGTCGTCGGATGCGATAGGGATTGCTTTCGACCGCGCACACCGTTCGGTGTCCGAGAAGCCTTCCGGCGAGAATTCCGCCTCCAACGCCCGCGAAAAGTTCCAGCTCATTCACTCGTCATCCTCAATCAGTAGTACAGCCTCAATGGCGGGTGCTCGGCTAGCATGTGGCAGCTGGTTAGCATGAAAGCGCCGCGCTGCAGATCTGTTGGCGTTGTGACGGCGCCCACCCGTCACTCCGAGCACCCACCGTTGAAGCCGGTGGTTGCCGCGCGACGGATGCCGCGCGGCTGGTGGGTCAGTGCGTCTGCGCGTCGCGCTCGAGGTCGGATCCGGCGAACGGATCGGGGTCGTCATCCTCATCGCCGTCCTGCGCATTACCGAACAGCCCCGGCTCGACGTAGTCGTCCGGCGGCGTCAACGTGATGCCGATCTCTTGCTGCAGGCGCGTCGCGATCTTCCCGTGGTCGACCTCGTCCTTTGGATGCGCGGTGATCTTGAAGTGCACGCCGACGGATCCGCCTTCCTGCGTGGTGAAACGGATGTCCTTCAGCCCGCACTCGGCGAGCAGCACGTCCTCGGCACCCGTCGCACCGATGTGGAAGCGCAGGATATAGCCCTCGTACTTCCGGTCCCACGCTAGGTTGCGCATGTACGGGTAGCGCAGCTCGGTGAGGCCGTCGTGTTCCATCGGCAGTTCGCCGGGCTTGGGCTGCGGCTTGCGGTACAGCGCGTTGCGAAGGTTCGCGTCGAACATTTCGAGCACTTCGCCGCCTTGGACGACGTACAGGCCGATCGAGATTGCGGCGACGCGCTCGGTGCCGTGTTTCTCGCTGACGTTCGTGCACGAGACGATCTTCGCGAGGGTGTTGTCGAGGTTGAACATGCTGGCTCCAGAGAAAGGAAAGGGCAGTTACGCGGCGCGCTGCTGCAGCCGCTTGATCATCGCGTTGACCTCGGCCTCGAACTGCAGCAGGCCGGGCAGCAGCACGCCGTCGATGTACGCGTCGTCGCGCGGCACGATCTGCGTGTAGAGGCTGTACGGCTCGGGCACGCGCGGGTCGTACGAAGCGAACAGCCACCAGCGACGGCCGGTGACGAGCATGCCGCCCTGCACCTGCGGCACGTGGTCGTCCGGCATGCCGTTCAGCAGCGTGTTGATATGCACGGCCTCGTCCATCGGGCACTTCGATTCGTAGCCGCCGTCGTCGCCGATCAGGCCGTCGGGCGACGCGCCGAGGAACGCGTAGCGCGGGTGCGTGAAGAAGCCGCCGGGCTCGATGATGTGGCCGGTCGCGAGCTCGGCCTGTTCGCGGCCGAACGGCTCGATTTCCTCACCCCATTTCGTCGCGCGGCCGCCGACCTGGTGCGTCGACGTCGCGGCGAGCCGCTCGAACACGATCTCGCGCATGTACTTGTCGCGCGCGCCGGTGGACTGGCGCGGCTTCGGCTGGCCCTTCTTCGGGCCGGACTTGTACACGTCGCCGGGCTCGCCGCCCGTGAACGCGATCGCGTCCGCGAAGCGGCTGGCCGTGATCCGGCCCGCGCGCGCTGCGTACCAGGCGTCGGTGCGCTGGTCGATCGCGTTATTCATCGTCGCCACCCGGCTCGCGCTGGCCGGCGCCGTCGTCCTGCGGCGCGCCGTCGTCTTGCTGCTGCGCGGTCGGCGCGCCGGCGATCGCTGCAATGCGGTCGCGCTCGCGCAGACCGATTGCCGACCTGTCCTCCTTCGAGAGCTTCGTCCACTCTTCCTTGAACGGCTCGAAACCGAGATTGCGCGCGACGCCTTCGAGATTCTTCACGATTTCCTCGTGACGCTCGGTGCGCGCGGGCCGCGCGCTGTCGGCCGCGTTGTGCGCGATCTGCGCCGGCGTCGCGCGCGGCGTGATGTCGCGCTCGACCGGCTCGATGTCCATCACTTCCTCGGCGACCGCGATACCCTTCAGCACGTCGGCGAAGTTGTCGCGCAGCGCGAACGCGCGGGCGCGCATCTTCTTCATGCGCTGCGGGTACTGCGCCCACGGGCCTTGTTTCCCGATCAGGCCGGCCTTCTTCGCATCGTCGTCGCTGAAGCTCTGGATGTCCTCGGGCTTGCCGCGGCGCTTGACCTTGATGAAGGCCGTGCCGTTTTCCTCCCACTCCTGCACGTATTCGCAGACGGGCGAGGCGAGCACGAGCGCGAGCAGGGCATCGCCCCAGAGCGACGGCCGGCCGTTGATCACGGCGATGTTCTGCATCGCCTGCATCGGCTTCAGGCCCAACTCCATGCCCCACTGGATCGCGACGAGCACGTTCCCGGGCTTGCCGATGAAGTCCTTCGGCACGATGCTCGAATCGGCGAGGATGTTCGCCAGCTGCATCGCCTGCTCGAGCGAGCGCGGCGACAGATCGAACGCGCCGGGCGCGGTGTCTTGGTTGGTGGTGATGACGTCGGACATTGCGTTTTCTCCATGTGTGCGAGACTCGGCCGCACGTGGTGGGTGGGTCAGGCTGCTTGCGGTGCGGTTGTGGCGGGAGGCTGGACGTCGTAGAGGTACATCCAGTAGAGGACCGTCGACTGTTCGACGTCGTAGTGCGTGGCGATCACATCAACGAGCGCATCAAGCCCGGGGCCTTGAACGAGGAAGTCCTCGCGCTCGCGGCGCTCGCGTTCGCGAGCATCTGCTTCAGCTTGCTCGCGCGCTTCGCGTGCGCGGCGTTCCTCTTCAGCGGCTGCGGCACGTGCGGCCGCTTCCTCGCGTTCCCGCTGCTCACGCTCGGCGCGGTCGAGTTCGGCCTGACGGCGCGCCATTTCGGCGCGCTCGGCTGCCAGACGCTGTTCTTCAGCCTCGATCGCCGCACGGCGCTCGGCGTCCTCGCGCTCCTGCTGCGCCCGGCGGGCGGCTTCTTCGGCCTCGCGGCGCTCGCGGTCGATGCGCTCCTGTTCAGCGCGCGCTACAGCTTCCTCGCGCTCGCGCGCGGCCCGCGCTTCGGCTTCCTGCCGCTGCTGCTCGGCCAGTGCGGCGCGTTCGCGTTCCAGTGCCTCGCGCTCGGCGGCGATCCGCTCCTGTTCGGCTTCGTGCGCGATGGCTGCCGCGTGCAGCTCGCGCAACTTGTCGAGCGTCGTGCCGCGCACCATTTCGGCTTCACCGGTCAGCTCGGCGAAGCGATCCGTCGTGATGCCGAGTGCTTCCAGATCCTCGATCTCCACCGCGATGACGTACGAGGCGCAGCTGACCATGCGCACGGCGATCGCGCGGATGTCGTCGATGTGCTCTCGGATCGCGGCGACGCGCCGCTGCTCGGCTTCGAGCTTCTCGCGCTTCTCGGCTTCGCGTGCCTCGTCCCATTCGTCGCGCATGCTGATCAGGCGGTTCTCTTCCGGCTCGGTGATCGCGACGAGGCGCTTCTCTTCGGCGATGACCGCCTTCGAGAACGCGTTCGCGTCGTCGCGTGCAGCCTTCGCGGCCTTCTGAATGTCGGTCCGCGCCGTGCGCAGCACCATTGCTGCGGCGTGCACCTGGTCGCGCGCGGCAGCGTTCTTGACCTCGACGAGGTCGGTTGATTTCGCGACGAGATCGCGCAGCGACGTCTCGCGCTCGGTCGACGCCAGCGCGACAGCGGCGCGCTCGACGACGGTCAGTTCGGTGGTTTGCTTCTGGCTCATGCGGTCCTCACAGGGATGGGAATAACGGACGTGCCGTCTTGGTTGAGCGCCGCGATCGCGACCATGCAGGCGAAGGCGATGACGATCATCAGCGCAATGGCGCGCACGGGATGGCGTTCGTACAGGCGATCGAGCGCCGCGCAGAGGGTGTTGATCAGGATCACGCCGCACCCCCCGAACGCAATGCGACGAGCACGTACCATCCGGCACCGATCAGGGCGAACGTGATGAACGCGGCCACGCGGATCACGGCGCCGTGCACGCGGCCGCACGACGCGAGCAGGTCGTTGTCGCCCGCCGGGCGTGATACAACCGATCGGCTGTAATCGCGCAATACAGGCGATAGGCTGTTGAGAGGGGTGCGCATGTCAGTCCTCCCGGCGCTGTTCGCGGATGCGAATTTTTTCCATCGCGCTCAGATGGCCGGCCACTGCATTGCAACGGCGATGCGCGAGAACCAGATTGCTCAGATGGTCCGGTCCGCCATGCGCGCGGGCCACAAGATGCTCGAGCGAACGATCATCCTCGCCTGTCGGCTCACCGCAGTAGAAGCACGCGTTCCCATCACGGCGCAGCAATGCGTTAAACATCGACAGCGTGCGATCGCGGCTCTTGACGCGCTTCTTTGGAGCCGGCGACGCGCGCCATGGCTTGCATTTCTCGAACGCATCCCACGCTTTCAGCGACTCGCCGGTAGGCGTGATGCCACCGCGCGAATTGCAGTACACAACTGACGTTCCATGCGAAGTCTTGAAACGAAGAACTTCCCATTCATTCGTCGGTTGCAGGATTTGCGCACCACGTTCGATGAGAAACGCCTCAAACTTCTCGCGCCGACTGGTGAATTGCGCGAGCGTTCTCATCGCGCACCTCCGGCCATCGTGATGTGCCGCACCGGCGTCGGCGCAGGCTTGCGGCCGGCCTTGATCAGCGCGGCGTCGATGGAAAGACGCAGGCCGGACGGGATCATGACCTTGCCGGCGTCTGCGTCGGAGGCCAGCATTTCGAGGACCATAAGCATGTCCGATGCAGCCGCGAATTCCTTTGCCCGCGAATAAGCGGTGACTACCGCCAGATGGCGAGCTTCTTCCGATACGTCGTTCTCGGGGTAGTCAACCCATACGGTGGCAATGAGCCTGCCGTTTTGAGTCCGCACAAACGAGCTTTCGGCCCTGAGCGGCGTGAAGTTGGTGTCCATGTGGTCTCTCGGTGTGGTGTGATTGCCCGCCGTAGCGGGCGCGGTTGGTCAGGCTCGATACGGCGCGACGCGATACGGGCCGTTGAGGCGGTCGATGAACTTGCGGCTTTCGTTCAGCTTTGCCGCCTGTTCGAGCGCCAGCGCCTCGGACGGGTGTGCGCCCATCCGTGCGCCGGTGCGGCTCATCACCGCGTGCGTCAGCGCCTTCTTCGTTTTCGGGATGGTCAGCATCGTCTTTCTCCTGTAGCGGGAGCGGTTGTTAGGCGGCGCCGAGCTTCGCGACGAATTCATTCCGGAGCGCTTCGTCTCGGAGCTTGTTGCGCACGAACTGCGCGACGAAGTTGTGATAGCCCGGCTGATCCTCGGTCATGCCGCGGAGCTTCATGAGCGTCTGGAAATCCTCGGCGTTCTCGGCGAGCACATTCATCACCTGTTCGCGATCGGCGATTTCCTTGTCCGTGTAGCTCTTGCGCGCGTTCATCGTCGCTCCCCTTCGTGTTGCGTTGATCAGTGCGTGTCGCGCCCGCGGCGCTTGATCGCCTCGACGGCGAGAATCACGAGCGTCAGCACGAGCACCCCGAGGGTGCCGACGACGAAGAACTGGATGCTGTGCATGTCAGACCTCGTCGAAGAGACGGACGCGGCGGCCGATGTGGTCGGCGCAGCTTGAGAAACCGGCAGCGCCCGGGCCGAACTTCTGGCCGCACGACGAGCACAGGACGTTGGCGAAGCGCGGGCGGTCGCTGTCGAGCGAGCGCTCGGCCTCGAGCTCGGCGTCCTCGCTCATCGCGTGCACGATGATCGACATAACGAGATCGCCTAGCGCCTCCGGCGACTCGCGCCACGCAGCGCGCAGTGCGCGGCCGTGCTTCTCCTGCGTCACGCTGTGCATGCCGCCGATCAGGTCGTCGTCCGACAGCGCGAGCAGCTTCGCCTTCAGGCGTTCCTTCGCGATCGCGGCGACGAGCTCGGCGCGGCCAGCCTCGGAGTCGGCTGCGTCGTTGAACTGCTGATGCTGGCGGTCCGACCAGAATTCGGCGGCGCGCTCGGTGGTGGTGGGAGTCGGGAGCATCTGGTGCCTCGCGGTTTCGTATTGCCTTGAACGGAATCATACGAAACCGTATAAAGAACGTCAATACGAAAGTGTATAAATTTTCGCGAGGTCGGACGGTTCGTTTCGGCGGCCGGCGCCGGAAATGAAAAAGCCCCGCGCGGGGCGGGGCTTAGGAGGAAGTCGGAAAGGAGGTGCGAGCTTCTAGTGAGTGGCCTGGCACTCGCGATAGACCTGCTCGCCGACGCGCATCGGGTCCCTCATTGCCAGATTGGCGTCACGGTAGATCTGCGCGCGCACGCGCCGCTTCCAGGCGGCGTCGAGCTTGTTGCCGTACAGGTCGGGAATGGCCGACTCGGGCAGGCCGCGCTGCCGGTTCGATACGACGAACTCCGCGTAGGCCGATTTCATCTGGCATTCGGTCGCCGGCTTTCCAGGCGTGTCGTTGCCCGGTTGCGAGAAGTTGATCCCGCCGAGCTGCTGATTGCTCTTGATGCCCCACGTCTGCGACTGCGCGAGCGCGGCGGCCGGCATGCATACGAGGATTGCCAGAGCGAGGTAGGGCGTTCTCATCGCGGACCTCCGTGGGAGCGTTACAGACGGTTGTCGTTCCAGACGGCCCGGCCGATGATCATCGTTCGATCGTCGGGCGGAAGCACCTTGTCCGGGTGCACGTTCTTGTCCGGATTGTCGCTACGCATGATCCACGTCTGCGCGCCCATCGACGGGTGGTAGTCCCAGATCAAGCGCTTCAGCACCAGGCCGCCGTCGGGCGTGCAGATCGCAAAGATCTTGCCTTCCTTCGGCGTCTGGTCGGCCGTGTTCAGCAGCACGACGCATCCGTCCTGAATGGTAGGCGACATGCTGCCGCCGGATGCGTAGATGATCCGCGCGGCGTTCTCGGGCACTCCGAAGTCGCGCAGGCTCGAGCGCTTGAATGCCAAGCCGCCTTTCACGACGACGTGGTCGACGTACTTCCCATCACCGCAGGCCGCGGCGATGTCCAACTGGGGAACCATCGAGAACTCATCCTCCGTCGGATTCGGGAGGTCACTGTCGCCTGAGCGCGAGCTTCCGCGATTCTCGTGCGCGGCCTGCAGGTCGACGTAACGCAGTTCATGGACCGGCACGCCGAAATGCTCGGCGAGCGGCTGCACCGTCGAATCCCTCGGCGTGAGGCTCTCACCGTTCAGGATACGGAAGATGGTCGCTTGCGGCGGCTTGTTGCCAAGACGCTCCGAGAGCGAGTTCGGATTGAGACCGTGACGCTCCAGCAGCCACTGGAGGTTCCGCGCAAGGAAATTGGTGCTGTTCGACATGCGCAGAACATACGGATTTGTATAGGTGTCGGCAAGCATTTATACGAAAGAGATTTACAACAATACGAAAACGTATAAAATACGCTCTAAAGGCCACTGGAGCGTCCCTATGAAGACCGCAAAAGAGCTCATCGACGAGCTCACTGCCGACGGCGTCAGTCAGAGCGAAATCGGCGCCGGCACAAACATCCCGCAGGCGACGATCAGCCGGATTCAGACCGGCAAGATCGCCGATACCAAGGCGTCGAACTGGAATCGGATCAACGCGTACCACGCACATCACTTCGCTACGAAGGCGTCCGACGAGCAGTCGGAGCCAGGTCAAGCCCCCGCGGAACCGGTGAGCGAAAGCTCCCGCGACGACGCACAACCGCCGACTGGCGGCTCGATCGACCAGGAGGCCGCATGAAACCCACCAAACCCACACGCGCCGAGTACCGCAACGAGGTCAAGACACGCTTGCGCGACTCCGCGTACGAAGCGCTGCAGACCTGGAAGGCTCTGCACGGCATCGACAGTGATTCCGCGGCACTCGCGCGCCTGACCGAGTTGATGTTGTTCGGCGCTGTCGGAACTTTGCCCCCGCAGCTCGTCGGCGTCAGTGCCGACGTGGGACACATCGGCCCGAAGGTGCGCGCATGAGCGGCGCTCTTGTGGAGCAACCGGTCGCGCTGCCTGTCATCGAAGCGGCCGATCTCGCGATGCGCGCGGCAGCGCAAGGCGTCTCAACACCCGATTACCTCGGCTATCACGTGCTGCGCAGCGCCTACGGCGTGATGCACCCCGCGGTGATCGCATTCGAGAAGCGGCCCAAGTTGGGACAGTCAGGGACAGAGCAGGGGGAGTGACCGTGATCGAACTCTGGATCGACGCCTGGATGGCGTCCGTCATCTGGTTCGCCTTCGGCGGCGCGTGGAGGTGGGTATGAGCATCGCCGAGCGCGTGATCGCGCGCATTACGCGCCGCGCACCTGATTTCGTTATCGGCAAGCCGGCGGCGCCGTATTTGCTGCGCTGGTGGGTACTGCCTCGCAACCGCTTCTTCAACGTCTACCTGCACTGCTTCCTTCGCAGCGATGACGACCGTGCATTGCATGATCATCCGTGGGCGAATTGCTCGATTCTGCTGCGCGGCCGCTATGTCGAGCACACGATCTCAGCCGGTGGCATCAACGTGCGCACCGAACGCGCCGCGCCGGCTTGGAAGCTACGGATGTCTGGCGCTGCAGCGCATCGCCTTGAGCTTATCGATGGTCCTTGCTGGACGCTTTTCGTCACCGGTCCGCGTTACCGCGAGTGGGGTTTTCATTGCCCGCAGCGGGGATGGGTGCCGTGGAAAGAGTTCACCTCCGCGGACAATTCCGGCGAAATCGGGAGGGGGTGCGAGCAATGAGCGACCTCCCGAATCCCCTCACCCCTGCGGACTGCGACCTGCGAGATTTCCCGTTCATGCCGCTCGACGTGCAGCGGCTGTGCGACAGCGATCTGGCCGCGCTCGAGTCGCCGGAGGCGTGCTGGGCTGCGCTGCTGCTCTGGAGCAAGTCATGGCACCAGGTCCCAGCAGCATCGCTGCCAGACGACGATCGCGTCCTCGCAAAGTTCACGGGATACCAGCGCGCGCCCGCCGCGTGGCAGGCAATCCGCGAAGGCGCGCTGCGCGGCTGGATCAAGTGCAGCGACGGCCGACTCTATCACCCGGTTGTGGCCGAGAAGGCGAATGAAGGCTGGTTCGCGAAGCACCGCCAGGCGCACGACAAGCTCTGCGAGCGCGTGCGGAAGCGCAACAAATCCCGCGCAGATTCCGGGCTCGTTCCGCTGGAAGTCCCCGAACTCGAGCACTGGATAGACCTTGGCCGTCCGCTGGAAAAGGTTTTGTTTCCGGAGGAATTTAGCACTCCTTCCGGCGGAAACAAGAAATCTTCCGGCGGAACGAGGCAAGACTTCCACCGGAGCGTCGATGGAATTCCTGCGGAAAACGCTCTTAAAGGAAAGGAAGGGAAGGGACAGGGAGAAGTTAACCCCAGTGGTTCTAGCACGCGTAGTACCGACACCCTCGCGAGCGAGCGTGCGAAACCCGGCGAATTGTCGGCTGCCATGCGGCGCCACAGCATCGAGGCGCAGCCCGGAGACCCGCGAGTGATCGCCGCAGCCGATGCGGGCGTTACGGTCGAGACGATCGAGGCCGCGTGCGTGGAGGCAAAGAGCGCGAAGCCGAACGAGCGCATTCCGCCCGCCTACGTGCTGTCGATCGCCACGCGCTGGACAGCTGACGCCGCGAAGCCGCCCACCGCCGGCCGCGCGCCATCTCGCAATCCGCGCTTGTCTGCTGCCGAGCAGCGCAACGCGATCAGCGACGCAAACGCCGAGGCATGGCTGAACGGCCACGCCGCATCCGACCCGACCGTCATCGACATGGAGTCCTGAGCCATGACCCCGAACGAGAAACGCCCCTTCATCGACGCGCTGAAGCTCGCGCACAAGACCGCGCGTCAGCCGCTGCCTGAGCCCGACGTGATGGACGTCTTCTGGGCGCAGTTGTTCACGTATCCGCTCGACGCGGTGCTGCGCGCACTGTCGCGCCACGTCGCGACGAGCGAGTTCGCACCGACGCCGGCCTCGATCCTGAAGCACCTGCCGAAGATGAGCGACGGCCGGCCCGAAGCCGACGAGGCATGGGCGATCGCGATCCGCTCGGCCGACGAGCGCGAAACCGTCGTCTGGACGCAGGAGATCGCGGAAGCCTGGGCCATCGCTTCGCCCGTGTTCGACGGTGACGAGATCGGTGCGCGGATGGCGTTCAAGGCCGCGTATGCGCGGATTGTCGACCGAAATCGCGGTGCGAATCTGGCGCCTCAGTGGGTCGTCTCGCAGGGCTTCGACGCGCAGCGACGCATCGAGGTCGTCGAGCATGCGGTGCGCGCTGGACGTCTTCAGCTGGCCCATGCGCAGGCCGTCGTGCCTTTGCTGACGAGCGAAAGCAATCCGGCCCCGGGCGTCGATGTCGAGGCGAACCTCGCCCGGTTGAAGGCGATCGTTTCGGGGGTGGGGAGCGCGCAAGCCCGCGCCTCTGCCGAGAAATCCGCTCGCGCACGTGAGGCGGCGGCCGACCTGGCCGAGGCGAAGCGTGCCGCGGTCGATCGCGTTGCGCCGCTGCTCGGCGCGGATGCGCATGCTGGCGGCGCGTCGCTCGCGCAGTGGCGCTTCTGCTGCATGTGCGAGAAGCAGGGCTTCCGCGAGCAGGCGACGTGCTCGATCAATGGCGCGGACTTCTGCGACGACCACCGGCCGGCACCGCGTGCGCCGCTTCGCGCCAGCGCCAACCGTGGCGAGGTGCGGGCATGAGCGCGCCCTTCACCTTCGGCCACGGCGACGCACCCATTGCCGAGATGATCGACGACGTCGTCCGCATGGACTTCCTCGAATCGTTGAACGTCGGGCAAATCGCCGATCTCTGCTTCGCCGCGTACGACCACCACGACGGCGCGCTTCGCCGCGCGATCGACGCCCGCATCGTCGAGGCCATGCAATGACCACCGACGGCGTGATGGGCGAGACCTGCGCGGCCTACGGCTGCCCGATGCTCGGCTCGTTTGGCGTGTCGGGTAAGTGGTTCTGCTGCTGCCACTTCCGCGGCTCGGCTGCGAGCAATGACGCCATCACGTCGGTGCTGAACCAGCACATCGCGATCGTCGATCGCGTGAAGCTCCTGCGCCGCGAAGGCGCGGGATACGCGGCGATTCTCGCTGCGGAGAACCAGCTGATCGAGCTGACGCGCGAGATCGGCCGGCAGTACGACATCCCGGCGGGCGGCGTGACCGGCCCGACGCACGCTGAACCCCACTTCTCGGAGACCGATGCATGAGACCCGATCCACACAAACCGCTGCCGCCGCCGCCGCCTCCGCGCGCTACCGTCATGCCGTCGCCCGACCAGGTGCGCGCGATTCGCATCGGTGCGCTCGAGCTGCTGCTCGCCATCGAAATGTCCGGCGTGCAGGCCGAGCCCGCGTTCATCGCGACATTGCATCGGCTCGCTGAGCGCCCGCCGCAGGAGTTGTGGCAATGAGCCCGCGCACCCCTCCCGCCGAATGGGACCGGCACGCTCTCGAGGTCGCGCGCGGTATCGCATCGCTTGACCGCTCGAAGCTGCCGGGCCTCACGACGCAGTTCGTCGCGATCCTGCAGAGCGCCATCGTCGACGCGATGATGATGGTCGCCGAGGGTTCGCTCGCCCGCCCGGCGGTCACGATCCGCGCCGGCGAGATCCAACTCAACGCGGCCGGCCTCGCGCTGACCGACGCCGAGTGCGAGGTGCTACGCGGCATCGCGGAACGCATGCGGCGCGTTCAGGAAGCGCGGCGCGCGGAGGGCGTGACATGCTGACCGTCAAGCTCCCGTACCCGATCAGTGCGAACCGCTACTGGCATCCCGTGCGCATCGGCCCGCGCATCACAATCGTGCCGACGAAAGAGGCGAAGGCGTACAAGGCCGAGGTCGCGCTGCTCTGCCGCTCGGCCGGCATGAAGCCTATCACCGGCCGCGTGCATGTTCACATCGACCTGTATCCGGCGCGGCCGCAGGACTGGCAGAAGCGCATGCGCCAGCACGGCGCCGCGTGGGATGACACCGTGCGCTGCCTCGACGTCGACAACGCGCGGAAGGTGGTCTACGACGCGCTGAACGGCGTCGCGTTCGAGGACGACGGCCGCATCTGGTCGGACAGTGCCACGCGCCGCGAGCCGGATGGCGAGGCGCGCGTCATCGTGACGATCACACCGATCGTCGTCGCGCAACCGCAGACCGGCCTCGCGCTCGACCTGCCGGTCGCCGATCCGCTGGAGGTGTGACATGCGACCGATCATCTGCGTACCCTTGATCCTACGCCCGCACATCTACCTGATTCATGGGCGCTGGACCTGCGCGTCTCTCTCGGATGGCTGGGCGGTCTTCCCCTACGGCAAAGGCGACACGCCACTCGATGCGTATTGCGATTGGCTGCAGCTCAAGTTCGCCATTCGCGCCGAGGAGGTGTGACGTGGCACGCCAATGCACCATCACCGTCCGCTGCTCGATCGCTTGGTGGCTGCGGCCGTACATCGCGCTGCTGAAGGTGTGGGTCATCGTCGCGCGCCGGCTGCCGAGCGACGCGCACATCGAGCGTGTTGCGCGTTGCGCAGTTCGAGCCAAGATCGAGGAAGCGCGATGAATCTCCAGACCACGAAACCCCGCGCACGGATCGTCAACACGTTCGGCAAACCGGCATGGCGCGTTACGTTCCCAGGGCTGTCGGCCGGCTTCGTCGGTGCGACGCTCGACAGCGCGCTCGGCGTCGCATACCGCTGCCGACTCGCTCGAATCACGGGGAGGCGCGACGCATGAACCTCGTCCAACTCGCCGGCATGCTACCGCGCGACGCTCAGTTCCGTACGTGGGTAGGCGGATTCGTCAACGGCGATCCAGTCTCGGTCGACGAGGCGGCGCAGTTCATCCGCGCCGTTTGCAAGGTCGAGTCGAGGCGCGAGCTCGCGACGAACACGCATGCGGCCGATCGCTTCAACCATTTTTTGCGGCGCCCGTTCCTCGCATGGAAAGAGGAGGCGCAATTCGAGGGCGAATCGGGGCCCGCCGAACGTCCCCGTCGCGCACCGGTGGAGGCTCGTATGTAACGCCGATCGGAACACCTCATCGAGACGGCGCGGCCCGGGCGCCGAAACCCGGGCACCCACCACCGAAAAAAACGGAAGGAATGACGGACATGAGCAGAGAAGCCACCCAGTTTTCGGCCGAGCGCCAACCCCGCACTCGCAAGCCGCGCGGCAAGGAGATGCGCACGAAGATCCTTGAGGCGATCAAGGAAGAGACGAAGATGAACGAGAAGGGCTTCTACAAGGCGGTCGCGAAGAAGGCCCTCACGGACGGCGACACGCTGATGATGAAGGAGCTGCTGACGCGCGTCGCGCCGGCCGCGAAGCCCGTCGCGCCCGCCGTGCAGTTCGAATTCCCCGAGGACGGCACGCCCGTGCAGCAGGTCGACGCGGTGCTGCGCGCCGTCGCCTCCGGCAAGGTCTCGCCCGACGTCGCTCAGCAGCTCGTGAACATGATCCGCGCGAAGCTCGACGTGCTCGAGATCAGCGAGCTGGCTGACCGCCTCGCGCAGGTCGAGAAGGCGCTCGCGGCGCAGGGGAAGTGAGGGAGGTAGCATTGAGCTTTCTCTCACAGGGGCACGCCGATGAACTGGCTCGATCCTACCTCACATGCCGTTCCGGCAATGGAGCGGCTTCTCTTTCGCGTCGCGACGCCGCCCGGCGAAACGCCGTTTCGCTTTCCATACGATGTCGTGATCGGGGAGCGGATCGGCGACTACGTGGAAACGGACACGGAAGCCATCCCGATGACCGCAGTGCTGGCCTGGGCGCGTATCACGATGTGACGATGGGGGCGGCATGAGCCGCCGCCGCATCTCCCACGCCGCGATCACCCGCGTCGAGTCCTACTTCTCCGGCGTCGCCACCGAGGAGCGGCCGGCCGTGTTCGGCATCGTCGACATGGACCGGAACGTCATCAAGCGCCTGACGGTCGACGGCGAGGAGACGGACGCCGAGCCGACCGTGCTGATCGCGGAGAAGCTTGCGCCGCTGCTGAAGAAGAAGCGGCGCAAGATCGTGATCGGCGGTCGTGGGTCGATGAAGACGCGAACCGTCGTGTCGATCCTCGCGGCCCGAGCGCAGGCCCGCCGCGAGCATAACCTCTGCCTGCGCGAGATCCAGAACTCGATCGAGGAGTCGAGCTATCAGGAAATCGCCGAGGAGATCGACCGGCGCGATCTGGGCGATTCGTTCCGCCGGCTCAAGAAATCGATCAGCGTGCCGGCGAACGGCAGCCGGTTCTCGTTCCGCGGCCTGTTTCGCAACCAGCGAGCGCTGAAGGGCTTCACCGGCGTGACCGTTGCCTGGATAGATGAGGGTGAGAACGTGTCGCGCGAATCGCTCGACATCCTGTTCCCGACCATCCGCGCGGCCGGCTCCGAGATCTGGATCACCTTCAACCCGAACCGCGAGACGGACCCGGTGTGGGCCGACGAAGTCGCGCCGTACGTCGATCAGATGGTCGACGGCTACTACGAGGACGACGAGCGGATCATCATCCGCTGCAACTGGTCGGACAACCCGTGGTTCCCGGAGGAACTGGAGCTCGAGCGGCAGAAGATGCTGCGCACCGATCTCGACCGCTACAACTGGATCTGGGAAGGCAAGTTCAACCGCCGGTCCGACGAGCTGATCTTCGCCGGGAAGTGGCGCGTCGAGGATTTCGAGACGCCAGCGAACGCGCGCTTCTTCTTCGGCGCCGACTGGGGCTTCGCGCAAGACCCGACGACGCTCAACCGCTGCTGGGTACGCGGCAACGACCTGATGATCGACTACGAGGCGCACGGCAAGCAGACCGACCTCGACGAGATCTGGAAGCTGTTCGCCGGCAAGGAGGGCATGCGGCCCGAGCAGATGAAGCAGTGGATGCTAGGCGACGAGAAGAAATACCCCGGAATCCCGGGCGCACGGAAATGGAAAATCAAAGCCGATTGCGCGCGGCCTGAAACCATTTCGCACGTCGCGAAGCAAGGTTTCAATATCGACGCCGCGAAAAAATGGGGTGGATCAGTAGAGGATGGAATAGCGTTTTTACGTGGTTTTGACCGAATTATTATTCATTCACGGTGCGTAAAGACGATCGAGGAATTCGGCAACTATTCGTACAAGGTGGACAAAACCACGGGGGACGTGTTGCCTATAATCGTCGACAAGTGGAATCACCACATCGACGGTATTCGGTATTCGATGGACGGCTATATCCGTGGTCGCGGTAATGGTCTGAATATCAGCCATGAAGCGCTCGCTGCACTTTCAGCCGCTTAATTCGATTTTCCCGGCCTAAAACGGCTATTTTCTCGGAGATTTTCAATAATGCGCACTCGCACCATTATCGCGGCCCTGCTCGGCTTCGCCCAGCCGATGTTCGCGATCGATCCGTCGGAACCGGCGATCGACCAGGCTCTCGCCACGGCAGCAACCGACGCGGCGGCCGCTCCCGCGAGTGACGCGGGGGAGTCGAACGACGGTGCGCCTGTTGCGGCCGGCGCCCGCGAAAGCGACACCTCCTCGTCTGCTGCGCCTGCATCGCTCTCCAGCGGCACCGAAGCCACGGCCGGGCCGCAAGGTGACGTCACGATTGTCTCGTCGGGCGCGGTGACTCTCGAAGCGCCAGCGGTCAACGTAAGCGCCGACCAGACGCCGGCCGTCTCGATCGACGTCGAGGATCACGCCGAGGCGCGCGAGCGCTTCGCCGGGCTGCTGGCCAAGCTGCACGGCCTCGAGCACGAGGCAGCCGAATACATGCGCGCCGAGTTGCGCGCAATCGGCACGCTGCTGCACCTGCATTCGGTCGCTTCTGGCAAGGCCGACTCGACGGGCGACTACAGCTCGTCGGACCTCTCGTAACCGACACGGCGGCGCGCATGCTCGAGAAACTGCAATCCCTCATCCCGCGCGCGCTGCTGGCGCCGACCGCTCCGGCGGCCGCGCGCCCGGCGGCTGCGTTCGACTCGCGCGCCGAGCCGCACTGGCCCGTCGTCGAAGGCCCGCGCCGCGGCATGCGCATCAATCCGGCGCTGCTCGAGCAGCTCGCGGCGCAGGACGCGGCGCGCGGCGGCGACGTCGACTGGGCGGCGAAGTTCAAGCCGCCGGTCGTCGCGCCCGGCACGGTGCCGAGGGAAGGCGGCGGCGCGCCGGAAGTCGCGATGGACTCGGTGTGCGACAACCTCGCCGCGACGCTCGGCGCATGCGGCGGGTTCAACCAGCTCAGCGGCGTCGACTTCATCGGCTACGCCGCGCTGTCGCTGCTGTCGCAGCACCCGCTGATTCGCGCGATGGTCGAGACGCTCGCCGACGAGATGACGCGGAAGTGGATCGAGTTCGGCGGCCAGGGCAGCGAGGAATCGGACACGAAGCGCGTGCAGGCACTGCAGGCCGCGACCGAGAAGTTCCACCTGAAGAAGGCATTCAACCGCTCGGCGAAGAAGACCGGGTACTTCGGCGGGTGCATGCTGTACGTCGACATGGGCGACGACACGCGGTCCAATGCAGGGCTGCGTGAGATCCAGACCGAGCTTACGCTCGACCGCGCCAAAATCACGAAGGGCTCGTTCAAGGGTTTCCGCCTGATCGAGCCGATCAACGCCTACCCGGCGCCCTACAACGCGGACAACCCGCTCGCGGCCGACTACTACCAGCCCAACGCATGGCTCGTGCAGGGGCGCAAGGTGCACGCGTCGCGCCTGCTGCACTTTTCGCAGAACGAGCCGCCGGTGCTCCTCAAGCCGGCCTACAACTTCTTCGGCATCCCGCTCGCGCAGATGGCGCTCGACTACGTCGACCGGTTCGACACCGTGCGCATCGCCGTCGCAAAGCTCGTGAAGCGGTTCAGCACGTCGATCCTGAAGACGGACATGAGCCAGGTCCTGAACGGCGGCGGCTACGATGACGCGGCGAGCCTGAAGTCGCGCGCGCTGCTCTGGCAGCTGTTCGGCGACAACCAAGGACTGCTGGCGCTCGACAAGGAGATGGAGGACTTCGTCCAGGTCAACACGCCGCTGACGGGCCTCTCCGACATCGTGTCGCAGCAGCTCGAGCTGCTCGCGGCGATAAGCCGCACGCCCGCCGTGAAGCTGCTCGGCATCGCGCCGAAGGGATTCAACTCGACGGGCGAGTACGACGAGGCGAACTGGTACGACCATGTCGCCAGCCAGCAGTCGATCATGTTTGCCGACAACCTCGACCGCGCGATCAAGATCATCCAGCTTTCCGAGTTCGGCCAGATCGACGAAGACCTCACGCACAAGTTCGTGCCGCTGCATGAGCAGTCTGAGGCCGAGAAGGCCGCGAACCGCAAGCAGAACGCCGACACGTTCGCGATCTACTTCGACCGCGGCGTCATCGGAAACGAGGAGGAGCGCATCCGGCTCGCGGCCGATCCCGACAGCGGCTACGACTCGATCGACGTCAACAAGATGCCGGAGGCACCGGACCTTGGCGAAGGCATGGACGACGAAGAGGAGCGCGATACCGATAGCGCCGGCGTGGTGGCCTGATGCCCGCGCGTGCGCCGAAGGTGAAGGGCGAGATGCGCGCGACGCGGCCGAGCGCTGCCGTGCGCATCCAATACCAGCGCGCGCTCGAGCGCCTGGTCGACGAGATGCACCGCTCGACGCTGTACTGGCTGCGGGCCACGTACCGCGGCCGCGAGTCGGAGATCGCGGCGGACGCATCGCCGGCCGCCGATCTCGCCGCGCAGCTCGCGCGCCGCGCCGCGCAGTGGCGCAAGATGTTCGCGGCCCGCGCGCCGGATCTCTCGCGCTGGTTCATCGCGCAGGTCGACCGGCACGCGACGAACGCCACGAAGCAGGCCGCCGTCGCGCTGACCGGCATGTCGGTCTCGGTGAAGGACACGCTCGTGTCGAACACCGTCATGCAGGCGTCGATCCAGCAGAACGTCTCCCTCATCAAGTCGATCCAGTCCGAGTACGCGACCGAGGTCGAAGGCATCGTGATGCGCAGCGTAACGGCCGGCCGCGACCTGAAATACCTGACCGACCAGTTGCAGGAGCGCTACGGCGTCACGCGGCGGCGCGCGACGTTCATCGCTACCGACCAGAACAACAAGGCGACCGCGCAGATGGCCCGCGCGCGGCAGCTCTCCATGGGCGTGACGAAGGCGCGCTGGCTGCATGTCGGCGGCGGCAAGAATCCGCGCCACTCGCACGTCGAAGCGAATGGAAAGGTTTTCGATTTGTCGAAGGGTCTTAAAATCGACGGTGAATACATTTTTCCCGGCGAATTGCCCAATTGCGGTTGTGTGGGCGCGCCGTTAATTCCGGGTGTGGACGATGAAGCCGAATAAAGGCGAGATTATCGTTGCTTTTGACAAGGCAACGGTGCGGAATTATGACAAGGACGGTCGTCTCTTCATCGAGCGATCGCATATCTCGAAGGCGGGCGTGAATCCATACTGGGGTCGAGAGATTCCCGGATGGGAAGAACTCGGCCTTGATCCGGACCGCGTGTACAACGTCTTTCGCCCGCCGGAGGAGCTGGAGAAGGCTGCGCCGACGTTCAACATGCTGCCGATCCTGCTCGTCCACAAGCACGTCACCGCAGAAGACCCAAAAAACGAGTTAATTATCGGTTCGACCGGTTCAAATGCGATTTTTGAGGGTGAATTTCTCGATAACGGGCTCGCTTTTTGGGACGGCGAGTATATCGAGAAAATCGAAAGCGACGAGCAGCGCGAATTGTCGAGTTCCTATCGGTATAAGCCCGTCATTAAAAGTGGAACCTATAATGGCGCGCAATACGACATCGTGATGACGGAGATTATGGGTAATCACGTCGCACTGGTCGTCGAGGGGCGCGCCGGTCCCGAAGTGACGGTGGCGGATTCCCAAATTCAACCTCCTGAAAAGGTACGAACCGTGAAACTGAATCCGAAGCAGAAGGCGGCGTGGAAGGCGCGGCTCCCGAAGCTGAAAGTCGCAATGGACGAGGGCCTCGACACCGCAGGCGTCGAGGAAGCGCTCGAAGAGGCCCTTGAGGAAGTGCAGGCTCTCGGCGAGCCGGCGGCGGCGGTCGACGACGGCAACGCCGAGATCGCGGACCTCTTGAAGCAGCTGCTCGCGAAGTTCGAAGGCAAGCCGGCTGGCGCGGCCGACGAGGACGACGAGGCGAAGAAGGCGGCGGCCGACGAGGCCGCGCGCGCGGAGGAAGCGAAGAAGGCCGAGCAGGCGAAGAACGCCTCGGCCATGGACGCCAAGATCAAGGCCGCCGCCGACGGCGCGCGCCAGTCGATCGAGGGTCGCTTCCGTGCCGCGCAGAAGGTCGAGCCGATCACCGGCCGCATCGACGCGATGGCGTTCGACTCGGCCGAAGCGATCTACGCGCATGCGCTGACGGTCGGCGGCATGGACCCGACGAAGCACGAGCAGGTCGCCTACGCTGGCATCGTCGACGTGCTGATCGATGCGCGCTCGAAGGCGCCGGTGCATGTCGCACAGGACGCCGCCGGCGATGCCGAGCTGCTCAAGCAGTTCCCGGCGCTCGCCAAAATCAACCACGCGTAAGGACGGACGAACATGGGCTTCCCGAACGCAGTACGTCTTCAGCCCGAGGTCGGCGTGCCCGGCACGCGCGCCTCGATGAACCCGATCTCGGTAGTATCGCGCGTCGCGCAGACGGCCGTCACCGTCGGCCGCTTCGTGTGGCCGGGCACGGACACCGACAACCAGGTGCAGAACACCGGCACCGGCAAGCCGCTGGGCCTCGCGATCACCGACCAGGTCGGCGTGATCCCGAACTACCTGCAGGAATACAGCATGTCGGTTCCGGCCGGCATGGCCGTGGAAGTCGCCGAACAGGGTGAATGGTTCGCGAGCTCGGCGAACGCGGCGACGCTCGGCCAGAAGGTGTTCGCGACGCTCGCCGACGGCACGCTTCAGTTCGGCGCGGCCGGCGCGACCGTCACGGGCGCCATCGAAACGCAGTACGTCGTGACGCGCGGCGGCGCGGCGAACGCGGTGATCAAGATCTCGACGTGGAGCCAACTCGCATGAAGCTGAACCAACTTTCCGCATACGGCATCCACCTCGCGCCCGGTGCCGAGCTGCTGAACGATGCCTCGAAAGCGAAGCTCGTCGCCGCAATGGACGCGGCCGGCCCGCTGGTCACGCAGCCGAACAACGGCATCCCGCAGATGCTGACGAACTACTTCGATCCGCGCGTGATCGAGGTGCTCGTCGCGCCGATGAATGCCGAGCTGCTTTATCCGCCCGTGCAAAAGGGCGACTGGACGACGACGACGGCGACGTTCATGACCGTCGAATCGACCGGTGAAACCGCGACGTACGGCGACTACAGCGGCAACGGCATGTCGAGCCACAACGTGAACTTCCCCGCTCGCCAGAACTACGGCTTCCAGACGAACACGCAGTGGGGCGACAAGCAGATGGCCGTCGCGGCGAAGGCGCGCGTCGACTATGCTGCGCGCCAGCAGCTCGCATCGGCGCTGATCCTGCGCAAGAAGGAAAACGCGATCTTCCTGTTCGGCGTCGCCGGCCTGCAGAACTACGGCCTGACGAACGACCCGGCGCTCAGCGCACCTGTCGCGCCGACCACGGGCGCCGGCGGCACCACGTGGGACGTGAAGACGTCGGACGAGATCTATGCCGACTTCGTGCTGCTCTGGAAGAACCTGATCGCGGCCGGCAATGGTCTGATCAACACGAAATCGCGCGTGAAAGTCGGCATCCCGAACGTGTCCGAGCAGAACCTGACGAAACAGAACTCGTACGGCCAGGTGTTGCGCGACCGGCTGAAGCTCGCCTACCCGAACATGGAGATCGAGACGATCCCCGAGTTCGCGACGGCGAGCGGCAACCTCGTGCAGATGATCGCGCAGGACGTCGAAGGCCAGCCGACCGGCGAACTCGCGTATGCCGAGCGCATGCGCGCGCACGGCGTCGTCCGTCGCGATTCGTCGTACTCGGAAAAGAAGTCCGGGCACGCGTTCGGCGCGGTGCTGTACTACCCGAACTTCATCCAACAAATGCTGGGGGTCTGACATGCCGGAAGTCCAAGAAACGAAGACGGCCAAGCCGGTCAAGGTGTACTGCAAGCTCCCGCACGGGATCGTCTACAACCTGCCGGGCGATCGCGCTGTCCGCCTGGTCGGCATGTATGGCGACGAGCGCTCTGACTTGCAGGTCGCGGGCATGCCGGGCCGCGATAGCGTTGCCGGTCATGGCGTGACGCTGGTCGACGCTGATGACTGGGATCAGATCGTCAAGGACCACGGCAAGTCGGCGGCGCACAAGAACGGCTTCGTGTTCGCCGCGAAGGACGACAAGTCCGGCGAAGCGCAGGCGCGCGAGCAGGAGAAGGCGCTGACGGGCTTCGAGCCGTACAACCCGAACGCGAATCCCGAAGACAAGACCGTCGACGGGACCAAGACCGGCGCGCCCGAGAAGCAATGAGCACGCCGACGGGAGTCGTCGCTTTCGACCCGGCCGCCTTCAAGGCGGCTTTTCCCGCTTTTGCGGGCGTGAGCGACGGCCTCCTCAACGGCTATTTCGCGATGGCCTGCATCTTCCTGAACAACTCGCCTGCGTCGGTCGTGCAGGATCTGACCGTCCGAGCGCAGCTGCTCAACTTCATCACCGCGCACCTCGCTTTCCTGCTCGACCGCGCGAGCTCGGGTGACGGCTCGAGCGCGGCCGTCGTCGGCCAGATGGTTTCGGCCGGCGAGGGCACCGTGAACGCATCATTCGCGCAGGTGCAATCGAAGAACGCCGAGTTCTGGGCGCAGAGCGAGTACGGCCTCATCTTCTGGCAGATGGTGCTGCCGTTCCGCACCTTCCACTACTTCCCTGCGCCTTGCTGTGTGCGCCGTTAAGGTCACCGGCGGCGCCAAGCTCGATGCCGCGCTGGCGCGCTACCTCGACAACGCGACGCTGACCATGCGCGCGGGCCTCCTTGAGGGGGCAACCGAGCCGGACGGCACGCCTATGGCGCTCGTCGGCTTCTGGAACGAGTACGGCACCGAAGATATTCCGCCGCGCCCTGCATTTCGCACGACTGCGATCGCGCAGGCATCGCGCTGGGCGAAGATCGTCGGCGTGACGCTCCAGCGCAACGGCGGCGACTTCGACGCCGCGCTTCGGCTCGCCGGCGAGGCGGCCGTCGTCGACATTCAGGCGACGATCGGCGCGTGGACGGATCCGCCGAACGCGCCATCCACGATCGCGAAGAAGGGATTCGACGGCCCGCTGCGCGGCTCGGCCGCCGCGCCGATGCAGCACGCCGTCGCATACGACATCGTCGACGGAGCACCCACAGAATGAACTTGCACGGCATCGTGTCCGGCGTGATCGGCACCGTGAACCCCTTCGTGCCGGTGACGCTGCAGCAGAGTACCGGCTACACCACGGCGGCCGATGGCGGCCGCACTCCCACGTACAGCGCATCACCGCAGTCCGTGCAGGTTCAGGCGCTCAGCGCGTCCGAGATCCAGCACCTCGACGGCCTGAACATTCAGGGCGTGCTGCGCAAGGCATACCTGAACGGCGACTGGCGCGGCGTGTATCGCGCGACGAACCAGGGCGGCGACCTCATGCAGTTCGCCGCGGTGGCCGGCGTGCCGGCGTCGCTGCAGGGCACCACGTGGAAGGTCGTGCAGGTGTTCGAGACGTGGCCGGACTGGTGCGCGCTCGCGATCCAACTGCAGTGAGGCCGCCATGCCCGTGACCATCTCCATCACCGAATCGCAGGTTTTCACCGCGCTGCGCACGTTTCTGCTCGGCATCCTGCCGGCGGGCGTCGAGGTCGTGAAGGCGCAGGACAACGGCGTGGGCGAGCCCGTAGGCCCGGATTTCGTGGTCGTGAACTCGATCGCGTCGCCGCGCCTCGCGACGAACGTCGACAGCTACACCGACACCGGAACGAACCCAGGCACGCGCAACTCGATGCAAGCGATCGAGGCGCGCCTACAGCTTGACGTGCACGGCCCGAACTCTGGCGACAACGCCGCGATCATTTCGACGCTGTTTCGCGACGAATATGCGTGCATTCAATTCGCGACCGTTAATCCGGATATTCAGCCGTTATATTGCGAAATTCCACGACAAATGCCGTTTATTAACGCTCAGAATAACTGTGAGCAGCGTTGGATAATTGAACTTGCTATCGAATACAATCCAATCACGCAAACGCCGCAGGATTTTGCAGACGAAGTTATTCCCGAAATCGTCAGCGTGGATGCGGCATATCCTCCCGGAGCTTAAACCATGTCGATCCCGGCATCCCTGATCGCATCCGTAACGCCGAGCGTCATCAGCGCGGGCGGGTCCGCCCTCGATCTGATCGGCGTTATGCTGACGACGAATACCCGAGTGCCGATCGGCACGGTTCCATCTTTCCCGACGAAAGACGCGGTGTCCGCTTATTTCGGCGCGACATCGCTTGAATACCAATTGGCTGCCGTTTATTTCGGCGGATTCGATAATTCGGACGTGAAGCCGGGTGCACTCCGATTCTCGCAATATCCGACGGCGGCAGTCAGCGCATATTTACGCGGTGGATCGCTCGCCGCAATGACGCTTGCGCAGCTGCAGGCGCTTTCGGGTTCGCTCACGGTGGTGGTCGACGGCTTCACGCGCACCGCGGCGTCGATCAACCTGTCGAGCGCCTCCAGCTTCTCGGCGGCCGCCGCAGCGATCCAGACCGCGCTGAACGCGACGCCGCCGACGCCGGCCGTCGTCACGGGCAGCATCGCGGGTACCACGCTGACGGTATCCGCTGTCACGTCCGGCACGCTAGCGATCGGCCAGGTGCTGAGCGGCACGGGCGTGACCGCCGGCACGAAGATCACGGGCTTCTTGACCGGCTCGGGCGGCACGGGAACCTATACGGTCGACCAATCGCAGACCGTCGCGAGCACGTCGATCACCGCAGCGGCCGCAGCTGTCGCCGTGACTTTCGACAGCACGTCGAGCGCGTTCGTCATCACGTCGGGCATCACCGGCGTGCCGTCGACGGTCGCATACGCGACGGGCACGCTCGCAGCTGGCATCGACCTGACGCAGGCAACTGGCGCAGTGCTGTCGCAGGGTGCAGCCGCTGCGACGCCGGGCGCCGCGATGGACGCGATCACGAAGGTCACGCAGAACTGGGTGTCGTTCATGACGACGTTCGACCCGGACAACGGCGTCGGCAACACGCAGAAGATGGCGTTCGCGACGTGGACGTCGCAGCAGAACAACCGCTACCTGTATGCGGCGTGGGACACGGACCAGAGCCCGACGACGACCGTTCCGGCAACGTCGTCGCTCGGTTACCTCGTCCAGCAAGGCAACATGAGCGGCGTCGCGCCGATCTACCAGGACGTGAAACAGGCAGCGTTCCTGATGGGCGCGATCGCGTCGATCGACTTCACGGCGACCGAAGGCCGCGCGACGATGAAGTTCCGCTCGCAGTCGGGCCTTGCCGCGACCGTCACCGATGGCACGGTCTACAAGAACCTCGTGGCAAACGGCTACAACTGCTACGGAGCATTCGCGACGGCAAATGACCAGTTCACGTTCTTCGCGGACGGCACGATCGGCGGTCAGTACGACTGGATCGACTCGTACATCAACCAGATCTGGCTGACCAACCAGTTCCAGCTGTCGATCATGGAAGGGCTGACGCAGGCGAAGTCGGTCCCGTACAACGCGGTCGGCGACGCGACGATCGAGTCCTGGCTGATGGACGACATCAACCAGGGTGTGAACTTCGGCGCGATTCGCGAGGGCGTCCAGCTCGGCAGCGCGCAAGTGCAGGAGGTGAACACGGCCGCCGGCCTGAAGATCGACAGCGTGCTGTCGTCGCGCGGCTGGTACCTGCAAGCACTCGCATCGCAGGCAACCGCGCAGACGCGCGCCGCTCGCCAATCGCCGCCGTGCAAGTTCTGGTACATGGACGGCGGCAGCGTCCAACAACTCAACCTCGCCTCGGTGATGGTCCAGTAAGGGAGCAACCATGTCAGGAACGATTACCAGCGCCAACAGCGTGATCATGCTCTCGGCGGGCACCATTTTCCCGGTCGCGCAACAGATTCAGGGCTATGCCGCCGAGGACATCTTCGACACCGACGACGTCGAAATGGCCGAGGTTCAAATGGGCCTCGACAAGAAACAGTCGTATGGTTGGATTCCGTTTAACGTGAAGTGGCGTCTCACGCTGATGGCGAATTCCGACTCGATCTTGATGTTCGACTCGGTGATTGTGGCGGAGCGCGTGATGATGGACAAATTCCGATGGGACGGCACCGTCGCGCTTAAGAGCATCGGCAAGAAGTTCACGATGACGAACGGCGTGCTGACGCGCGGCAAGCCCATCCCGGATGCGAAAAAAGTCCTGCAGCCGCAGACCTTCGAAATCACCTGGGAGTCGGTGCTGCCGGCACCGATGTGACATGCCACGGAAAACGACCAACTTCACCGCGACGGACGGTCGCGACGACGGGAAGCGATTCCTGATCACCGAAATGCCGGCGTCGCAGTCGGAGGAGTGGGCGGCGCGCGCGCTGTTCGCTGCGATGAGCTGTGGCGTCGAGATCCCGGACGAAATTCTCGGCGCTGGCCTCGCCGGCATCGCCGCGATTGGTCTGAAGTCGCTTGGCCGGGTGCCCTTCGACATGCTGAAGCCGCTGTTCGACGAGATGATGGGCTGCGTGCAGTACGAGTTCGAGCCCGGCCGTCCCGGCGGCGCGCGCGCGCTGATCGAGACGGACATCGAGGAAGTCGCGACGCGGCTGAAGCTCCGGAAGGCGGTGCTCGACCTGCACCTCGAGGGTTTTCTCGGCGCCGCCCCATCGAAGCAGGCTTCTGGGGCGGCGGAAGCGGCAAACGCCTGATCGCGTATCCCAACGTGCCGCGCTCGATCGGCGCGGTCGTTTCCCGACGGCTCGCCACGCTGCACGAACTGCAGACGGTGTACGGACAGGATGACCTGCATGACCTGCTCGAAATAATCGTCGTCGACAGTCATAACGAACGCGTCGCGACGGAGGAAAGGAGAAACTGACCGTGGCGACTATCGTAGACGCGCTGGTAGTGACCCTCGGCTTCGATCTGGCCGCGTTCAAGCGCGGCAAGGCCGAGGCCGGCGCAGTCACGAAGAAGCTCAGCGCCGAAGAACTGGCCGCCGCCAAGGAGATCGAGCAGCGCAACAAGAAGGCGGCCGAGTCGTTCCGCAGCATCCGAAATGAGGTGCTCGCGCTCATCGCGATCTTCACTGCCGGCGTCGGCATCAAGCAGTTCACCGAGAGCACGATCAACTCGGCGGTGAACCTGGGCTACATGGCCCAGAACCTCCAGATGAGCACGCGCGACCTCGCTGCGTGGCAGCGCGCAGCCGAGCGCGCGGGCGGCTCGGCCGAAGGCATCACGGCCGCGCTCCAGTCCTCCCAGAACGACGTCTCGAAGCTGAAGTTCGGCCAGGTCACAGAGGGCGTGCAGTGGTTCCTGCGCATGGGCGGCTCCGTCAAGGATCTGAAGGACGGCAACAGCTATTTGCTCGCGCGTTCGCGGATCATCTCGAACATGTTCAAGGCCGACCCGGGCCGCGCGCGCTTCATCGCACAGCAGATGGGTATCGGCGACGGCGAGTTCAACTTCCTGAAGCAGGGCGAGGCCGCGGTGCTCGCGCTCGTCGACGCGCAGAAGAAGAACTCGGCCGTGACGGAGAAGCAGTCCGAGCAGGCGCTGAAGCTGCGCAACGCGTGGCTCGACGTGCGCGACCGGCTGCAGTATGTCGGCACGACCGTCCTACTCGAGCTGATGCCGGTCTTCGAGAAGCTGCTCGGCAAGCTGCAGAACATGGCCGATTGGGTCGCGGACCACAAGGCGGACATCAGCTCGTGGGTCGACCGCGCCGTGACGGCCGTGCAGCAGTTCGTCGAGTGGGCGGACAAGGCCGCGACGGCGGTCGGCGGCTGGAAGAACGTCCTGATCGCCTTCGCGGGCCTGAAGCTGCTTTCGATGGCGTCCGGCGTGCTGTCGCTGGCCGGCGCGCTGTTCAAGCTCGGTGGCGCGCTCGGCGGCGTCAGCATGGCCGGCGCGAGCGCGCTGCCGATTCTCGGCCGCCTGCTCGGCATCGCTGGCCTCGCGTTGTACAGCCAGGGGCTGAACGAAGGCGAGGAACAGACCCGCCTCACGCAGCCGGGCGACACGTGGGATGGCGACCCGGTCGGCAAGGCGCGCGCGGCTGCGAACAGTGGCTCGCTCGCGGACCGGCGGCGCTACCTGGTCGGCAGGCTGAAGGAAGCCGGCTATACCGACGCGCAGGCAGCCGGCATCGCAGGCAGCCTTCAGCAGGAGAGCCAGCTCGATCCGACGGCAGTGAACAAGACGTCCGGCGCCGCCGGCATCGCGCAGTGGCTCGGGCCGCGCGCGCGCCAGTTCGAGAAGCAGTTCGGGCACTCGCTCGCGCAGTCGACCTTCGGTGAGCAGGTCGACTTCATGCTTTGGGAGCTGAAGAACACCGAGAAGCAGGCCGACCAGCGCCTCCGGATGGCGAAGACGCCCGAGTTCGCCGCCGAGGTGCACTCGCGCGAATACGAGCGGCCGGGCGCGGCCGAGGCGAACATTGCACGGCGCCAAAAGTACGCGCGCGAGGTGTTCGCAGGACTCGGTCAGGCAAACGCCGCGCAGATCGCGCAGCAGACCGCCGCGGCGGCCGCGCCGGCAGGCGGCAACACGACCACGACGAGCACGTCGACGAACGAGACGAACATCAACGGCCCGATCACCGTGCACACGCAGGCGACGGACGCCGCCGGCGTCGCGCGGGATCTGGGCGGCGCGCTGCGCCGCTACAGCTTCGTCGTGCCGCAGGCCAACACCGGATTGAGCTGACATGCCGCTGCCGAACCTTTCCGTCCCCGCCTTCCCGAACGTGCCGAACCTGCCTGGCGTGCCGCCGCTCATCCGCGCGCCGGGCGAATCGCTCGGCTCGTTCGCGATCTCGCTGATCACGACGGACGCGATCGGGCTGCTGGAAGGGCTGCTCGCGCCCGTGTGGGGCATCTTCGACGAGTTCGGCGCGCCTCTGACGATCGCCGACACCGCGCTGAGCCTCGAATACCGCGGCGACTCGCGCATCGCGAAATACCCGCAGGAAGAGGGCGGCTTTGCCGACTACAACAAGGTGCAGATGCCGTACAACGCCCGCGTGCAGTTGGCGTGCGGCGGCAGCGATGCGAAGCGCGCGGCCTTCCTGTCGGCGATCGAGGCGGCGAAGCAGTCGACCATGCTGTTCACGGTGATCGCGCCGGACGCGACGTACGAGAACGCGAACGTCGTCTCGTACGACCTTCGCCGCACGTCGAAGAGCGGCGTGACGATGATCGTCGCGGAGCTGTACCTCGAGGAGGTACGGCAGACCGTCGTCGCGCAGTTCGCGAACACCCAGAATTCCGCGTCGCAGGATTCGGCCAGCCTCGGCCAGGTGCAGGGGCAGGTTCCGACTGCTGCGCAGTCTGGTCTGTTCGGCCCGGTATCGGTGACGACTGGCGTCGGCGGGGTGCAGTGATGCTGATCCTTCCCGTTGTCGCGAAACCCGCGCAGAACTTCAGCGTGCTGCTCGCCGGACAGAACTGCCAGATCTCGGTCTACCAGAAGACGACCGGCATGTACCTCGACCTGTCCGTCAACAACGCGGCGATCAAGAGCGGGATCGCGTGCCGCGACCGCGTGCTGCTGATCCGTCACGCGTACCTCGGCTTCGTCGGTGACCTGACGTTCTTCGACACGCAGGGCGTCGACGATCCGGAATACGCGGGCCTCGGCGCGCGCTGGCAGCTCGTCTATCTCGAAGCGGGAGACCTCGCATGAGCTTCACCCGCAAACGCATCGACCTGACGATCACGCTCGGCGATGGAGAGTTCGGTGAGGACGGCTCGAACACCGTGACGCTGACGGGCCTGCGCGTGCAGTCACTCATCACGGTGCCCGGCGGCGACGCGATGGCGGCCGCGCAGATCCGCGCGTACGGCATCCCGCTGTCGATGATCAACCAGCTGACGACCGTCGGCCCGATCAACACCGCGATCCGCGCGCAAAACTCGGTTCAGGTCGCCGCAGGAGATGACGAGAACGGCATGCACGTCGTCTACTCGGGCACGATCGGCGAGGCGTGGGGCGATTTTCAGGGCACGCCCGACGTGCCGCTGAACATCATCGGCTATGCCGGCCTGATTCAGGCCGTGAAGCCGGTCGGCGCGCTCAGCTACGTGGGTACCGTCGACGTCGCGACGATCATGCAGGAACTCGCGAACACGATGGGCCTGACGTTCGAGAACAACGGCGTGCAGGTGCAGCTCTCGAACCCGTACTTTCCGGGTACCGCACTTGCGCAGGTACGCGCGTGCGCGCGCGCCGCGGACATCAACTACCTGATCGACCGCGACACGCTCGCGATCTGGCCGCGCGCCGGCGCTCGCGCGACAACGGGCGACCTTCCGCTGATCTCGCCTGAGACGGGATTGCGCGGCTACCCGACGTTCTCGAGCAATGGTCTCGGCATCTCGACGGAGTTCAACCCGAACATCAAGAACGGCGGCCAGGTGAAGGTGCAAAGCTCACTGCCGGTCGCCTGCGGCATCTGGAACGTGTTCGACCTCTCGCACGCGCTGGAAAGCGAAGTGCCGGACGGCGCGTGGTTCACTCAACTCTCGGCATACCCGCAAAATGGTGGATAACGCATTCGGCTACCGCGGCAGCCAGCGGCCGACCTCTGGCACGTCGCCGTTCAACGAGCAGTCCTTCCTCATCTGGCAGATCCTGCGCACGATCTCCGGCGCGCGCCTGGTGGAGGTGAAGGCCGTCACGAACGCGGGCAGCGTCTCGCCGGTCGGCTTCGTCGACGTGCTGCCGCTCGTGAACCAGCTCGACGGCTCCGACAACGCGATGCCGCACGGCGTGATCCACAACTTGCCGTACTTCCGCCTGCAGGGCGGCTCCAACGCGGTGATCATCGACCCGCAGGTCGGCGACATCGGCGTGGCGATCGTCGAGGACCGCGACATCTCCTCGGTGAAGGTGAACCGCGGCCCCGCGAACCCCGGCTCGAAGCGCATTTTCGACATGGCCGACGGCCTGTATCTCGGCGGGTTCCTGAACGGCGCGCCGAGCCAGTACGTCCGCTTCTCGGCGTCCGGTATCGAAATCGTGTCGCCGACGCAGATCCGCATGGCCGCGCCCACGATCGTGCTGCAGGCCGACAACACCATCGGCCTGACGGCCGGCAGCCAGATCACGAACTCCGCGCCGGCGGTCGAGATCGACGGCCAGATGACGCAGGGCGAAGGTCCGCTCGGCGGCAACGCGGCGATGCAGGGCCCGCTTACCGTCGTCAACGACATCACCGCGCAGGGCACGAGCGTGCACACGCACAAGCACGGCGGCGTGCAGACCGGCAGCGGCAACACTGGAGTACCGATCTGATGCCTTCGACCCTCCTCCTCGATCAAACGACCTGGGATCTCTGCGCCGACGCGTACGGAAACATCGCTGTCGCGGCCGAGCCGTATGCGATCGCGCAGGACGTCGCGAGCGCCGTGCGGACATTCCGCGGCGAGGCGTGGTACGACACGTCCGTCGGCGTCCCGTACTGGCAAGACATCCTCGGCAAGCGACCGCCGCTGCCGCTCATCAAGAAGGACATCGTGACGGAGGCGCGCCGCGTGTTCGGCGTGCAATCCGCGCAGTGCTTCATCACGTCTATGAAAGATCGCGTCGTCACCGGCCAAGTGCAGGTCGCCACGGCCGACGGCGTGCTCCCCGTCAATTTCTGAGGCTCCGCATGTCGACACCTCCCACCTCCAGCGTACCGCCTATCAACTGGGCGCCGACCGGGCCCGTCGTGCCGGCGGAATCCGCCATCCTGACCGGTGTGCTCGCCGACACGAACGCGGCGTTCGGCGGCAACCTGAACATCACGAACGAAGACGGCACGCCGAACGTGACAACGCCGCAGGGGCAGCTCGCATCGAGCCTCACGGCGATCATCGGCGCGAAGAACGACGACATGCTCGAGGTGTCGAACGGCGTCGACCCCGATCTGGCCGACGGCCGCTGGCAGGACGCGATCGGGCGCATCTACTTCATCGAGCGCAACCCGGCCGAGCCGACAGCGCTGCAGGTCGCATGCGTCGGTGCCGCGAGCACAGTGATCCCGCTTGGCGCGTTGATCAAGGATTCGAGCAACAACGTCTACCTCTGCACGCAGGCCGGCACGATCCCGGCGAGCGGCACGATCACGCTCGGGTTTGCCTGCAAGGTGACCGGGCCCACGCCGGTCCCGGCAGCAGGGCAGGTGTCCATCTATCAGGCGATCCCCGGATGGGACACCGTCAGCGTCGTATCCGGCGTGGTCGGCAGCGACGTCGAGTCGCGCGCGGACTTCGAATACCGGCGCCGGCAGTCGGTCGCGCTGAACGCCGCGGGCTCGGTGCCAGCCGTGCGCGCGAAGGTGCTGAACGTCGCGGGCGTGCTAGACGCGTGCGTGCTCGACAATCCGCTCGGCACGTCGGTCGTGAACGGCACCTACACGCTCGCACCCAACTCGCTGTACGTCGGGGTGTACGGCGGCGCGGCGCAGGACATCGGCAACGCCATCTGGACGAAGAAGTCGCCGGGCTGCAATTACAACGGGAACACGACAGTCACGGTGCAGGACACGAGCGTCGGCTCGCAGCCGTATCCGAGCTACACCGTGAAGTTTCAGGTGCTGACGGCCGTGCCGATCCTGTTCTCCGTGCAGCTCGTGAACAATCCGAATCTGCCGGCAAACGTCGTGCAGCTCGTGCAGAACGCGATCATCGAGGCGTTCACGGGTGCCGACGGCGGCTCGCGTGCGCGCAGCAACTCGACCATCTTCGCGGGCCGTTACTACCCGGGCGTGATCGCGATCGATCCGTCGGTTGAGCTGCTGTCGATCCAGCTCGGCACGACCACGGCGAACCAGAACAGCGTCGTGATGGGGATCGACAAGACGCCGACGCTGACGGCGGCCAACATCTCGGTGAGCCTCGTATGAAAAACGTGATGCGCACCGTTATCGCGCAGTATGCGAACAGCCCGACGCTGTTGCAGCTGATCGAGAATTTCGACCAGTACATCGATCCGAGCGCGGATATCGATGCGTTCTACGACATGGTGTGGAACGTCGATACTGCGGTCGGTCGCGGGCTCGACATCTGGGGAAAGATTGTCGGCCTCGAGCACGGGCGTCTGCTCAAGATCCCGAGCGCCGAGATCAATCTCGGATTCAAAGAGGCGGGCAACGCGAGCGCGACGCCTTTCGGCTCGGGGGTCTTCTATTCGGGCAGTACTGTCACCGAGAATTACTACCTGGCGGACGATGCGTTCCGCACGCTGATCCTCGTGAAGGCGATGGCGAACATCTCGGACGGGTCGATCCCGAGCTACAACCAGCTGCTGCAGAACCTCTTCAAGGGCCGAGGCCGGTGCTACGTGAACGACCTCGGCAACATGCAGATGCGCTACACGTTCGAGTTTTACCTACAGCCGTTCGAGATGGCCATCATGCAGCAGTCCGGAGCGATGCCGCGGCCGACCGGCGTGCTCGCATCCATCGCGCAAATCCCAGTCCCCAACGTGTTCGGTTTCAGCGAGGCGGGCACGCAAAGCGTTGCGCCGTTCGGTCAGGGCACTTTCTTCAATGGAGTCGTCAATGCAGTCTAGCCAAACACCCACTCTTGTCCCGCTCGCATTCGCAGCGAACGGCACGAAGAACACGATCCCGGAAGCGTCGCAGATCGGTATCACGCCCGGCGCGGCATCGCTCAACGACGGATTCCCGCCGCTCACGTTCACGCCAGTTGCAGCTGGCGGCGTGCCGCCCGCAGGCGGCGACTTCAACGGCATTCTGAATCTGCTCTCGCAGACGATCCGGTGGAAGCACGCGGGCGGCCAGTTTGGCTACAACTCGACCTTCGCGAATGATACGAACGTCGGCGGATATCCGCGTGGTGCGCTGTTGCTGCGCGCGGACCAAAGCGGCCTGTGGCTCAACCAGTCCGACAACAACACGGCCAATCCGGATACCGGCGGCGCAGGATGGGTCGCCGCGCTCATGAGCGGCACGGTAGGCCAGACGCGCAACCTCGTGATGAGTGTGACCTCGGCAAGCGCGACGGCGACGCTGACGGCTGACGAGATCGTCGTCGGTACCGCGCTGGGCGGCCAGAAATACGTGCTCGGCGCGTTCAGCAAGACGATCAACCTCGCCACGACCGGCGCCGGCGGCATGGACACGGGCAGCGCCCCGACAAGCGGCTACGTTGCGCTGTACGCGATCTACAACCCGACGACGGGTGTGAGCGCGCTGCTGGCGACGAATGCGACGGCGGCCGCGCAACCGACCGTGTACGGCGGCGCGAACATGCCGAGCGGCTACACCGCGTCGGCGCTCGTTTCCGTGTGGCCTACGAACGGCAGCGGACAGTTTGTGCACGGCCAGCAGGCCGACCGGCAGATCGTTTTCGACCCGGTGACGGTTCTGAGCGCGAATAGCGGCCCGACGAGCCTCACCTCTCTTTCGGTGTCGAGCGCAGTCCCGAAAAACGCGAAAAGCATCAACGGGAATATCGGTTATGCGTCGACGACGGCGGCCCAACTGGCGTTGAATCTTTCCCCGTGGTCTTCTTCGGTAACGCATCAGTCGCAGGGGTATCAGGCATCTGGATCGAACGGCTTTAACTCATCGTTCAATGATCTGCTCATTGTTACAGCGCAGACGATCTATTACTCAATTCAGGTAAATGCGGGCACGCCGACGTTCAACGTGTCCGTATCTGGATACAAATTCTGAAGGGAGTGGAAATGTTTGTTCAATTCTCGGACTCGAAAGAGACCACCATCATTTCCGTGTTCGGTTGCCCCCAAGATCCGGAAACTTTCCCGAATCAAGGGGAGGTGACCATTAGCGATGCGAGGTATGCGAGCTACTTTGCGGCGCTCCCGGAATGGGCGCAGCAGTCACTTCCTGCACCGGGCTAAATCGTCCTGAGCGCAACAAGGAAACGCATGGCTTTTCGATCAGATGCCACGACGCCGCCGCGATCGCGATCGTTGCTGGCATCGTGATAGTCAGGCTGATGAGATTGTCCAATTGCGGATAACGTGAAGCGACGATTTGCTGTATTGGAAAGGCCCAAAGATATATTCCGTACGAGTAATCGTTGCGCGGCGCGAAGCGGCGCAATGCAGTTGTCACGCCAAGCGTCAGCATGCCGTAGACGAAGGCCGAGTAGAACAGCAGTGGCGCGATGGGCGACGCGCGAAAGACCAGGTATGCGGCGCCAAGCAATGCCGCGACTGTCCAATTCAGGACCACTCGGTCCTTGTACGTATACAGCAACATCCCAAGCAGGAAGAACGGCGGCGCGTAAAACGAATAGCCCGTAGGCTTCCCCGCTAGGTCGCGCAGAAATTCGATGCTGGTCCCGTGTGAGACAAGGTAGGCGAATCCAATAGAGGCGGCAGCGGTGAAAGCTATGGATCGCCACTTTGCGCGGAAGCAGCCCAATATGCCCGCGCAGAAGACGATCATGTAGCACTTCAGTTCGATTGGGAGCGTCCAAAGTGATCCGTTGACGATGTACCTCAGAGGCGCGGTTTCGAATATTCCCGGAAGCGTCGCCTGTATTCCTGAAAATAGTTTGACGTTGGCTGAGAAATAGTGCGCCGCGTCGTGCCCCCTGACTGTCTCAGCGAATCCCATCGTCGAAAGTGAGGGGTACAGTAGATAGGCGGTCAGGAAAACACAGGCAATCAGCCCGGGATATATCCGCGCTAGGCGCAGCGCCACGAAACGAACGATCGACCTCTGACGATCGAAGCTCGACGTGACCATGATGCCGCTAAGAAGGAAGAATGAATAGACGGAGAGGCTTCCCGTGTACTCCAGCCCAGTGAACTTAAGAATCGGCTCGGTTCTTCCGGCCGCCGGCTGAAGCCAGAAGGAATGCCCGAACATCACGAGAAGGGCCGCGCAAAGGCGCAGCAGGTCGAAATTATTTCGGCCCGGCTGAAGGTACTCTGATAGTCGGTAAATCTTCGGCGGTTTCATGTGGCGGTGCGATGGTGCCGGTCAGCTCTGATCGACCGGCACTTTACCATCAACCGCATCACCACCTGGAAGGCTCCCTTGCCGATTAAATCGGTCAGGACGTCGGAATCTTGATGGTCATGCGGCCAATCTGACCGTCGAGCCCTTGCGCCGGCTCTGCCTTGTTCCCGCCACCGAACCAGACGTAATAGGTGCCGTCGTCTTTGCCGGTCGGCAGGATCGTCGGATCGCAGATCACTTGCGAATCCCACGCCTGCCGCATGCTCGGCGGAATAAGCCCCTGCGACATCTTCGTCCAGTGAACAGCGTCGGTTGATACGGCCCATCCGAGATCGCGAAATTCGGAGCTGGCGCGGCCCGTGTAGAGCATGTAGTAGTAGGGCGCGGCGTAGACAACGGCTGGTTCGCCTTGGCCGTGGGCGTCAAAGTCGCTCGGGCCGCCGGACGGCAGAAGCGGCGCGTCGGACTTCGTCCATGCGATGCCGTCGATGGAAGTCGCAACGCCCATGAGCTGCTGGCCGGCCTTGTTCTCGCCGAGGAAGTAGAGATAGAGCGTATTGCCGAACTGAACGACGTACGGATCGGCGACCGCAGCGTCATCCCACGATCCCGGCGTACCTACATCGAGCACGGGGCTAGGCAGCGCGGTGAAGTGCGTGCCGTCGTTCGAAGTCGCGAGGCCGATCTTCATCGCGCCGTTGCTATCGGCGCCGTGATAGTAGTAGTACACCTTGCCATTGAAATTGATGGCCGAGCCGTTAGCGGCGATGTATTGCGTCGACCATCCGCCAAGGTCGAGTACTGGTGCCCCGGATTTCTGCCAGGTCATTCCGCCATCGCCTGAGGTGGCGAGGCCCGAGCGCCAAACCTTTCCATCGAATCCTGAGTAGTAGTTGCTCAGCGAGCCGTTGAACTGGATGACAGAAGGATTGAGCACGTCGCTCGATTCCCATGACTGTGCATCTCCGCGCTGCAGTACCGGGTTCGGTTCGATCGCTGTGATCGTGAGGGACGGATTCGGAGCAGACGCGGGAGCCGGGGCGGACGTGGCCGGCGGTGCCGATTGAGTGCCATCACCTCCGCCTCCGCAACCCGATAGCGCGGCTGCAGCGCAACCGATCGCCATCGCTACGGCTGCGACTCTCCATCGGGCGCCGGGGAGTCGGCTGGTGCGTCCAGATCGATCGCCGCGCCGACCTCGCGCATCGTCGCCAGCACGCGCTCGATTTCTCGTTTCGGGAGTGTGACGAGTGCGGCCGCCATGAACAGGTTGGCCGGCGGGATTCCTTGCGGCTTGTTCTCGTCCGCGTAATCCCTCCATCGCCGAGCACTCTTCAGCCCGAGAATCCGCGCCATCTGCGTGCCGGAGTAGCCGAGCTCCTCCTTCCATTGCTTCATCTGAGCCACGGTGGGCGAGCGAAAGAGCATGTTGAGTTGATCCAATACGCGCAGGCGCGCGAAAGCAGCGTTTCATGATGAGTTCCTTTCGGATGGCGGCCGCGCGATGTGCGCTTCCTATGCCTCCAAGTTAGGCGGATTCCGCCTATGTGTCAAGTCCAATCGTTGCGGCGGCATCGCGTCCCGCTCGTCGCCGTGTCACTTCGCGCAATTTCCCTGAATTTCCGAATAAATCTTTGGCCGATAATCAGCGCATCCGATTTTCAATTAACGGACTCTGGTAAATGAATGGTCAAAATAACCAGCAAAATAACCCCGGTTCTTGGCTTGTAAGTGCAAAAACCGTGATTAGCACGGTCGCCGGCCTTGTTTCCATCTTGGCCGCACTGGTAGGGGCTTCGGCATGGTGTATTGGCCTTTATTCTGGTCTTTCTAATCGCGTTACGGTGCTTGAACAGAGTAATCAGGCGATGCGTGACGATTTGAAAGACATCAAGCAAATGGTTTCTCAGCTCGTATTGGGCGCTGCGGGGAACCGGCCTGAGACTCGACGATGGGTGAAATGATGAAATGGCGAATCACGCTGGCCGACGGCTGGCAGAACTTGCATAAGCGCGGCACCGTCATCGTGAGCGGCGCGCTTGCGCTCCTCACGGCCGCCGGCCCGGCGATCGTCGAGGCGTGGAACTCGATGCCCGCCGACCTGAAAGAGCTCCTGCCACAGGGCGTGCAGCGTTACGCGGCGCTCGTCGCGTTCGCGCTGATCCTGGTCGTGCGCTACACCGCGGTGCGCCGCGTGCCGCCGCCGGCAGCCGGGCAGGAGAGCGGCGATGGCGTTCAGTGACCTGTTCGGCGCGCTCGCGCGGCTGTTCGGCCTGAATCCGGCGCCGGTCGTCGACGTGCCGACGCTTTCGACCGCTGCACCACTTTCGGCCGCTCCTGACACGGGTTTCGCGGCTGGTGGTGCGGAAAGTGCGCCGGCTGTACCGCGAAACGTTGCAGCTGATACGGACGACGACGCATGGCTCACGCTCTGCCGCCCGCTGTCGCAGCACTTTGAGAGCTGCTATCTCACCGCGTATCCGGATCCGGCCTCGCCGCTCGGCAAGGCGCTGCAGGCGCGCGGCCTCTGGTACAAGGTGCTCGGCGGCGCGCCGATCCCGAACGATCCCGCGCTGCGCGCGCTGAGCGGCGCGCCGTGGACGTGCGGATGGGGCTCGACGGGCTCGGACGTCCGCGAGGGCACCGTCTGGACGCAGGCAACTGCTGACGCGCGCCACGACGTGAACCTGCGCGCCGCGGCTGCGCTCATCGACCAGGCCGCGCGCGTGCCGCTGTCGGCGCAGCAGAAGGCCTCGCTCGTGAGCATCGTGAACAACGTCGGGCCGGGCCGCGCGCGCCGCGCGGGCGATCCCGGGCGCGACGGCATCATCGTGCTCGCCAGCGGCCAGCCATCGACGCTGCTGCGGCACCTGAACGTCGGCGACTACGCCGGCGCGGCCGACCAGTTCCTGTCGTGGAATCGCGGCGGCGGCGTGGTGCTGCCGGGCCTCGTGCGGCGCCGCGCGGCCGAGCGCGATCTCTTTCTCACCGGACACTGGAGCGCGTCATGACGATCATCCCCATCCTGCTGAAATTCGGCCCGTGGCTGCTCGCGGCGGCCGGCGTGCTGTTCGGCATGTTCAGGCATCAGCAAGCCCGCACGGCGACCGCGCAGGCCGGCCAGAAGGATGCCGAAGCTCAGGCAACCGCCGCGCAGGCGCGCGAACAGGTCGCACAGTCCGCAAACGCGGAAGCCCAGGCGAATGCCGACGCGGCGCAGGCCGGCGCGGCCGCCGCAAAGGAGAGAAGCGATGCAGAAACGAACGTTGGCGCTCTGCCTGCTGGCGGTGCTGAGCAGCAGCTGCGCGACGGATGGTCCCGCGACTAAGCCGCCTGCGGCGCCGTGCGAGCCGCAGATCGTCACGAAGACGCGGATCGTCGACACGGCGTGCGACTGGACGCGGCCGATCTACGTCAGCAAGACGGACGTGCTGAACGACGACACCGCGCGCCAGATCCTCGCGCACAACATGGCCGGCGCGAAGAACTGCGGCTGGAAACCGAGCAGCAAGTAGCGGCCGCGCCGCGCGGCGCACGTCAT